GAAATACCTTATGATGATAATTTAGACACAGAGGTTTGGTGGGATCTAGGCATGAACGATTCTACTTTTATATGGTTTGTGCAAAGGTACAAAGGCGAAATAAGATTAATTGATTATTATGAAAATAGCGGTCAAGGTTTAGATCACTATGCTCAAATTATAAGAAACAGGGGTTATGAGGTTACTAAACATATTTTACCTCATGATGTTAAAGTAAGAGAGCTAGGAAATTATGGAAAAACAAGACTAGAGAGTTTATCGGAGTTGGGTATTATTGGAGAAATAGCACCCAAGCTATCTATAGAAGATGGTATTGAAGCGGTCAGGCAATCGTTACCTAATTGTTGGTTTGATAAAAATAAATGTCAAAAAGCTATTGAGTATTTAAAAGCCTATCAAAAAAAATGGGATGAACATAATCAATGTTTTAGGAATAAACCCCTACACTCATACGCATCTCATTGTGCAGATGCTTTTAGAACTGGGATTGTGGGGCAAGGGGCTAATACCTCTAATTGGAAAAAACAAATACCAGTAAATACAAATTATATAGTTTAATATGGCAAAATTATCAGAACAAGAATTAAAAGCAATTATCAATAAAGAAATAACTAATTCACAATCTTTTTTAGGTGGCGAATTATCTGAGCAAAGACAAAAGTCTTTAGAGTATTATTTAGGCGATAAGCTAGGCACAGAAATAGATGGTCGATCACAAGTGGTATCAACTGATGTATCAGATACTATTGAAACAATATTACCAAATTTATTAAGAATTTTTACAGCTTCAGATCAAGTGGTTAAGTGTGAGCCAGTTAATTCTGAAGATATTAAATTAGCAGACCAAGTTACTAATTATATTAATTATATTTTTTACAAAGACAATCCAGGTTTTGAAATCTTATATACTTGGTTCAAAGATGCTTTATTAGAAAAAAATGGCATAGTTAAAATTTACTGGGATGATAGTCAAACAATAGAGCAAGAAACTTACGAAAACCTAAACCAAGAAGAATACGCATTATTAATGCAAAGCGATAATGTTGAGTTGGTTTCTAAAGAGGAGTTTGTAGATGAAAAAGCGGTTAAAGAAATTCAAAAGCTTCAAGCTATTGCTGAACAACAAGGTGAGACTCTTGAAGTTGAAGTTCCAAAACTATGTAACGCAATTATTAAACGATATTCAGGATTTGGCAAAATAAAAATTGAAAATATTCCACCTGAAGAGTTTTTAATTAAGTCAGATGCTAAAAGCATAGAAGATTCTAATTTTGTAGCTCACAAAGTTTACAAAACAAGATCAGACTTAATTCAAATGGGTTACGATAAAGATGTTGTAGATAGTTTAGTAGCCTCAAAAGATGAAGTTTATAATTCAGAAGAATTAGCTAGGTTTAATGGTTTAGCTGATGCACCTAGAGATGATGCTACAGATTCTTCAACTGAAGAAGTTGAGGTGTATGAGTGTTATATAAAATTAGATTTTGATAATGATGGTATTAGTGAATTAAGAAAAGTAATTGTTGCCGGTAGCAATAGTTATGAGGTGTTGGAAAATATGCCTTGTGATTTTAATCCTTTTTGTAGTTTAACACCAATACCAATGCCACATAGATTTTTTGGTAGATCAGTATCTGAATTAGTAGAGGATGTGCAATTAGTTAAATCAACTGTTATGCGTCAATTGTTAGATAATATGTATTTAACAAATAATAACAGAGTTGCGGTAATGGATGGGATGGTCAACCTTGACGATTTATTAACGTCAAGACCAGGCGGTATTGTTAGAACAAAACAACCACCACAACAAGTAATGTTTCCGATGCAATCCCAAGCTATTAGCCAACAAGCTTTTCCGTTACTTGAATATTTAGATACAGTAAGAGAATCTAGAACAGGTGTTACAAGATACAGTCAAGGTTTAGATGCAGATAGCTTAAATAAAACCGCTACTGGAGTTAATACGTTAATGAGTCAAACTCAAATGCGTATGGAACTTATAGCAAGAATTTTTTCTGAAACAGGTGTTAAGCAATTGTTTAGAAGAATATTTGAGTTAAGTGTTAAGTATCAAGATAAGGAAAGAATTATAAACTTAAATAATGAGTTTGTACCAGTAAGGCCTACTGAGTGGAAAAATAGATATAATATTTCTATTACAGTTGGATTAGGGTCAGGCAGTAAAGAACAACAATTAATTATTATGAATAATGTTCTTGAAAAACAAATTCAAGCTTGGCAATTACAAGGTGGAAGAGAATACCCAATGGTATCTCTAAAAAACATTTATAACAGTTTAGCAAAAATAATAGAAAATGCTGGCCTTAAAAATGTTGAAAATTACTTTACTAATCCTGAAGTGGGTATGTCAATGATGACCCCACCGCCACCACCTCCTATTACACCAATTGAAAAAATTGAGATGACTAGGATTGATGCTGAAAATAAACGAAAACAAGCTGACCTTGAATTACAAATGAAAAAACTACAAAGCGATAATGCTTCAAATGTTTTAGAGTTTGAAACTAAGGTTAAAGAATTAGAATTAAAATACAACACACAACTAGATGCTGCTAAAATAAAGGCTGATGCCGATATTAATAAAATTATAGTATCTAATGCTTCTAAAGCTTTTAATGCTGCACAACAATCAACTGAACAATTAGAACAGGAGATAGGCAAAGCTAATGCAGACGGAAAAGAGCAAGTTACAAAAGGAAGTAAGTAAGTCAAACGACGCACAAGCTATTATTGAAAGTCCTTTATTTAAAGACTCAATAAAAAAATTAAAAGAATTATATACTGACAGTTTATTTAAAACTGGTGTCAATGAGGAAAAGACAAGAGAGAAATTGTGGTTAGCTTACCAAGTAGTAGGTAAGGTAGAACAACATTTTATAGAATTAGTTGAAACAGGTAAACTAGCTTCTAAACAATTAGAAGATTTTAGAAAATCTGAACAACAACAGAAATTTTAATCACCTACGATTAAAATAGGTCAACCCATTTAGGGAACTTAAACTAAAACAGGAGAACATAATGTCGGAAAATTTAGCCAATCCTTTATCGGAAGCAAAAACTGATGTAGATAAAGCTGCTGATAGCATATCAGGTTTATTGAATCCACAAGCGGAAGAAAAAAAACCTCAAGCTGAAGCAGAAACAACACAACAAGAAACTCAAGAACAACCACAGGAATCTTCAACAGAAGAACAATCTGAAGTTCAAGAGCCAACAGAAGAAACAGAAGTAGAATCGCAAGAGGAAACTTCTGAAGAACAAGAAGTAGCATCTCAAGAAGAACAAGATGAGATTCCACAGGAACAGAATTCCACCTACAAGGTAAAAGTTGCTGGTCAAGAATTTGATGTTACCCTAGACGAATTAAAGTCAGGTTATAGTAGAGATAGCGATTATCGCAGAAAGACGGAAGAACTTTCTTTAGAAAGAAAAAAATTCCAGACTGATGCGGAAAAGCAAAGACAAGACTTTTCATCAAGACTGACAGAATTAAATAATGTTATGTCGGCTGCAAAAGAACAACTAGATTCTGAAGAGAGTAAAATTGATTTAGAAAAGTTGTATGACGAAGACCCAACAGAAGCTGCAAGAGTTGATCATAAGCTAAGGCGAAAAAGAGAAAAATACGACCAAGCTGTGAAAGTAGCTCAAGCAGAACAACAAAAACAATTTGAACAAGTTTTACAAGATCAAAAACAAAAACTGGTATCTAAAATGCCTGATTTTGCTGATCCTAATAAAGCTTCTAAAATTAAAAACGATATGCGATCTTATTTAAGTGGTTATGGGTTTCAAGACCCTGAAATTGCTCAAATTTATGATCATAGGATTGTTATGTTGGTCAACGATGCGATGAAGTATAGAAATTTACAAAGTGCTAAACCAAATTTAGCTAAAAAGATTTCTAAACCAAGCAAAGTGTTTAAGTCAGGAATCAAGCCTACAAAAGCAGATGTTAATTCTAAAAGTTATAAAGAGAAGTTGAGTCGACTAAAGAAAACTGGCCACATGAACGATGCGGCTAGTGTTTTTTTAGATTTAATCAACAAATAACTAATAGGACAACACAATGGCGGCAATAACAAATACCTACCAAAGGTACACAGCAATTGGTGTGAGGGAAGATTTATCGAATATAATCTATCAAATCTCACCAACTGAAACACCGTTTTTATCATCAATTGGTAAAACGAAAGCAACAAATACACTTCATGAGTGGCAAACTGATGCGTTAGCAGCAGCAGCTACAAATAACCACCAATCAGAAGGTGATGAAGTATCATTTCCAACTTTAGCTCCAACAGTTAGACTAAATAACTTTACGCAGATTTCTACAAAAGCTGCTATCGTTTCAGGTACTAACCAAGCAGTTAATAGTGCTGGAAGAGCAAATGAGTTAGCTTACCAAATTTCTAAAGCTTCAAAAGAGCTTAAAAGAGATATGGAAAAAACTTTAACTCATAACCAGGCAAAAACTAATGGTGCAGCAGTTAATACACCTAGAAAACTTGGTTCAATTGACTCATGGATACACACAAACACTAGCATTGGAACTGGTAATGCAGCTAACCCTACTGGGGATGGTTCAGACACTAGAACTAATGGAACACAAAGAGCATTTGCTGAATCACAATTAAAAGAAGTTGTGAGAGAGTGTTATGACTCAGGTGGCGATCCATCAATGATCATGGTTGGTGCTTTTAACAAACAAGTTCTTTCAGGCTTTACTGGTGGATCAACTAGATTTGACCCAGCAGAAAACAAAAGACTTGTAGCATCAGTAGATGTTTATGAATCAGACTTTTCAACTTTATCAGTTGTACCTAACAGATTCCAACAACAGAGATCTGTTTATGTACTACAACCTGATATGTGGGGTGTTTCTTATTTAAGAGACTTCCAACTTTCAGATTTAGCAAAAACTGGTGATGCAGAGAAGAAGTTTATGTTATGTGAATATACTCTTGAAAGTAGAAACGAAGCTGCTTCAGGTGGTATTTTTGACGTAACTACTGCGTAATCAATATAAATAAGTGGGGGGAACTTTCCCCCCATTTTAATCAATCAACAATTTGTTTGGTCTTTGAAGTCTTTCAAGGCGGAACGAAGCAAATAAAAAGGAAAAAAAAATGAGAACATTAAACGATTATTTTATAACTGCATCTTTAGATGACGCATCTACAGCAAGTTCAACTTTTGTAGCTGTACCTGATAAAGGTAAAATTATAAAAATTATAATGGTTCAAGACGGAGCTGTTGCAACGGCAGATGCTGTATTTACTTTTCATACAAGTGAATCACCATCAACTGTAGTAACTGGCTCAGGGATCACTATTACTCATGGAAGTGATGCAATAGGCGATGTCAGTACATCTGAACCTACAGCTTTAAACAATGTAAATGATGGCGATTTTATCAAAATCACTACTAACGGAGCATCGACTGGTACTTGTAAGTGTAATTTCACTTTCGTTATCAGAAGATAATAAAATTATGGGGGAATTTTCCTAGCGGAACTTTCCCCAATAACCAAAAATTAAAAGGAAAAAAAATGTCATATAATTACGGATTAAGATTAGGTGCTACACAAAAATTAACTACAAATAACGCATCAGCAGCTTCAAGTGCTTTTGGTGTGGGTACAGAGTATATAAGAATAGTGGGCGATGCTAATTTTCATTTTGTCATAGATGGTTCACCAACAGCTTCAGCTACAAGTGCTTTTATGCCAGGCGATGAGGTAGAAATTTTAAAAGTTTCTCCTGGTCAAAAGATAGCTGTGTTTCATGGATCGGCTACAAATGTTTATGTCTCTGAAATGAGTGGCTAGTGGCCAAAAAGAAAAAAGGTTTATACGGAGTAGATAATTACGTTAAGTCTAAACCTAGAAAAAGGCCAGGTCGTCATGCGAAAAGTCATAGCAAAAGAAAACCTAAAAGAAAAAAAAGATATAGAGGACAAGGTAGATGAAAAAAGTATCACAAGATAACGATGGATTAATTTCAACAAGTTACCATAGCGATGAATTAGGTAAAGAAATTGTTATCGGTAGAAGTGTAAACCATCAATCTATACTAGATCATAACAAAAAACTTTATAACCTAAATGATGGTTATAATAAAAAAAGAGATTTAAAAAGAGTAGCTTCTATTCCTATTATTGTTTTAGAAGTTTGGGCTAAAGAATATAACGGAACTAGCAATTGGTTTGCTTTACCTAAAGAAATTCAAAAATCTATAATGAAAAAAAAATTAAATAGTAATGAGTTTCAGCTATTTAAAACAGCACATGGAAATATATAATGGCATTAAATACATATACAGGACTAAAATCATCAATAGCCAATTGGCTCAATAGATCAGATTTAACAACAGAAATTTCAGAAGATTTTGTAACTTTAGCGGAAGCAGATTTTAATTCAAAATTAAGAATTAGAGAAATGATTAATGCTGCTAATTTAACTGTTAATGCAGAAACAGTAGCTTTACCGGCTGGGTTTTTACAGGTTAGAGATTTATATATTATACAAAGTAATACTAAATATCCTTTAAGATATGTAACACCAGTTCAAATGGATCAAATGACTGGTACATCAACATCAGGATTACCCAATGTTTATACTATTTTAGGAAGTAATTTAAGGTTTTCACCAAAACCTGATCAAAGCTACACAGCAGTTTTAAATTTTTATAAAACATTTGATCCTTTAACAACTTCAAATACAACAAATTTTATTTTAACAAACCATCCAGCTATCTATTTATATGGATCGTTATTTCATGCTGCTAATTTTTTAGGTGGTATAAACCCACAACAATCTCAAGCTTGGCAAGGTATGTATGCAACAGCTTTAGAAAGACTAGAACTTAACGATAGAGAAGATCAATTTAGTGGATCACCTTTACAAATTAGAAGTGAAGATACAGTTGCAAGTCCATTTAATAGTAATCAAAACAGAATAGCTACAAACACATAGGAGTATAATGCAATTACCTTTTGGAGAGTGGCTACCTGATCAACCTGAACATTTGAATTCAGGTGCTAATGTTGCAAACAATGTTTACTATGCAGCTAAAAGTTATAAACCTTTTCCATCTTTAGTTCCTTATAGTAGTAACACAACAGTTACAGATGCTAGAGGAGCTGGATCGTTTAGAGATAGTTCTTCAAATGTATTTAATTTTGTAGGAACTAATACAGATATTTTTCAATTAGCATCAGGTTCTTTTACCTCTAAACAAAGTGGTTTAAATGGAACTAATACTGATTATATGACCTTTACACAATTTGGCGATCATATAATTGCAAGTAATGGTGTTGATGCACCTAAATATTGGTTAATGGGAACTTCAAGTTCCTTTGCAAGTTTAAGTTCAATAGCAGTAGATGGCACACCACCTGTATTTAGAGTAAGTGGTGTTATAAGAGATTTTTTAGTTACAGGTAACCAAGCTAATAATACAAACAGAGTTCAATGGTCAGGTTTAAACGATATAACAACTTGGACTCCTGGAAGTAAATCTGCTGACTTACAAGATTTACCTGGAAGTGGTGGCCAAATAGTTCATATAACAAGTGGTGAGGTTGGTTATGTATTTAGACAAAACCAAATTATTAGACTTGACTTTGTTGGTGGCTCAACAATATTTAGATTTTCAGTAATTAGTCCAAACAGAGGGGCTGTATATGGCAAGACAGTTTGCCAAGATGATAGAAGAGTTTTCTTTTTAGCTGACGATGGTTTTTTTGAAATTAATGGTGATAATGTAAGAGCTATTGGTGCAGAAAAAGTAAATAGATTTTTTGAAAATGATGTTAATAAAGCATTTATGGATCGAATATGTGCAGCAGTTGATCCATTTAATACTTTAGCGGTTTGGTTATATCCATCTAAAGATGACGCAACTAATACATCAGGTATTTGCGATAAGCTTTTAATTTATAATTACATAACTGAAAAGTGGAGTACTTCAGTTGCTAATGCAAGTATGGTTTTTTCTCAATTTGTAGGTCAATACACAGTTGAGCTAATGGATTTAATATCGCAAAATTTAGATAATATTAATATTTCATTAGATACTAATTTTTGGAACGGTGGCCAATTATTTTTAGGAGGTATAGATAATAATTTTAAATCAGCAATTTTTTCAGGGACAGGAAATGTAGCTGAAATAGAAACTGGTGAAGTAGAATTATTTCCAGGCCTTATAACAAATGTAACAGGCATTAGACCAATTGTTGATGCTACTGCAAGTGTAATATTAAAAACAAGAAATAGAGTTGCAGATACACCAACATCATCATCAACAAGTTCAATGGATTCAACAGGATTTAATGCTGTAAGACAAAGCGGAAGATATGTTAGAGCTAATGTTACTATACCAGCAAATTCAGTTTGGAATCATGCACAAGGAGTAGATTTTACAGCAACATCAGGTGGAGCTAGATAATGGCAGATAAGGATATGGATAATGTTCGTTATTCTTTTGAAGCTCAAGAGTTTTTTCAAAGACAAATTGAGGAAGCTATTAATACATTAATTAACAAGAACAATACTGAAAGCGACAAAGCTTTTAGTTGGTTTATGAACTAGGAAAATATGTCAGGAATAAAAGATTATTCAACAACCAATTTAAATAACACAACATTAAACGGAATAAGTGTAGCAGAGGGTATGCTGCCATCAAATCTTAATAATGCCATTAGAGCTTTAATGGTAAATACAAGAGAGTGGTATAACGATGCACAATGGGTTCAGTATGGTGATGGTGATGGAACTTACACACCAGCTTTTGCTGCAACAGGCCAATTTACAATTACAGCAACTGGTTTAGATTTAACACCATATTATCATGCTAATAGAAGAGTTAGAGCAACAGGAAGTTCAACTGGCGATATAGTTGGTACAATAACTTCATCTGCTTATTCTAATAATGTAACAACAGTTAATGTTACTTGGGATGGTGGTGCTGCATTATCTAATGAAACTTTACAAATTTATTTAGCTATTTTAACAGCTACAAAAAATTCAATACCTCTAGGTGTAATTGGTTCAACTAATTTTGCAGATGGTTCAGTAACAACTGCCAAGTTAGCAGATGATTCAGTAACCAATGCAAAGATTGCAGACAATGCAGTTCAAGCATCACAAATAAATGCTAATGCAGTAACCGAAGCAAAAATTAATGCTAATGCTGTAACTACTACTAAAATTACAGATGCAAACATAACTACTGCAAAGATTGCAGATAACAATGTTACAACTGCTAAAATTCCTGACAATGCAATTACAACTGCAAAAATAAATGCAGATGCAGTTAATGGAACTAAAATAGCAGACGACAGTATTAATTCAGAACATTATGTAGATGGTTCTATTGATACAGCCCATATTGCAGACTCACAAATTACATCAGCTAAAATTGCAGATGGAACTATTGCTACTGCTGATATTGCTAATGATGCAGTTACTATTGGTAAAATTGCAGACGCAGCTATTGTTGTGGCTTCAGAACAAGCAGCTCACACACCTGATGATAATACTTTTTATACAACATCAGCTTCCGATACTAGATTTTTAAACAAAGATACTTCAGAGTTAATTAATTCAGGACAATCATGGTCAGCTTCAGATAATTTTATTGCAACAACAGCAGCCATTGATGCAAGAGTAATTGATCTTGTAGATGATGTAGGTGGCTTTGTTCCGATAGCAAATGAAACAAGTTTTCCAAATGTAAACCCTGATGTTAATAATGGTGTAGGAACTATTGTTAGTGTTGAAGCTCTTTCACAAACTTACACAGCAAATGGATCAGGTGTAGTTACAATAGCAAATGGTACAGTTGGTAATTCAACAGTAACTTTAAATGGTTGTGGTAATGGAGCTTCTTTACCATCAGGCTATGGTATTTTAGTTGAATCAACTACAACACAACACACATACAATTTTCACAGATTAGTACCTAAAGCAACTGAAGTAACAACTGTGGCTGCTAACGCAACTGCAATTGCAAATGTTAATTCAAACTCATCAAACATAAACACAGTAGCTGGGAATAATACAAATATAAATACAGTAGCTGGTATTAGTTCAAATGTAACAACAGTAGCTGGAATTAGTTCTAATGTAACAACTGTTGCTGGAGATACTTCTAATATAGGAACTGTGGCTGGTGCTACAACTAATATTAATAATGTTGGTGGATCTATTTCTAATGTAAATACAGTAGCTGGTTCAATCTCTAATGTTAATACTACAGCAGCAAACATAACTGGTGTTAATAGTTTTGGCGAAAGATACAGAGTTACTTCAGGCAATCCTGGAAGTTCCAACGATGTTGGCGATTTGAATTTTAATACCAGCTCAAATACTATGATGGTCTATGGATCAAGTGGGTGGCAGTCGGCTGGTTCTTCCGTTAATGGAACATCAGCTAGATTTAAATACACAGCTTCAGGTGGTCAAACAACTTTCACTGGATCAGATGATAATGGAAACACACTTGCTTATGATGCAGGGTTCATAGATGTATATTTAAATGGGGTAAAATTGGTCAATGGTACTGACGTAACTATTACATCAGGTACATCTGTTGTTTTAGCATCAGGTGCAACTGCTGGGGATATTCTTGACCTGGTCGGTTTTGGTACTTTTAACGTAGCAGCAATTGCAGCTTCATCCATTACATCAGGCACAATGGCAGACGCAAGACTACCAAGCACAATGGCAAGTAAAACATTAACTGGTGCAAATGTTACAACTAATTACAATGGATTAACTGTTAGTGGTGATGGTGGTTCTAATGATGGTCAAATACAATTAAACTGTTCACAAAATTCACATGGTGTTAAAATTAAAGCACCTCCACATAGTGCTGGTCAATCTTATACTTTAACTTTACCATCATCTATTACTAACAATTATTATTTAAAAACAGATGGTTCAGGTAATTTATCTTTTGCAGAAGTTCCTACAGAAACTAAACCAACTGTTGCTAACGTAGCACAAACCATAGCACCAGCTACAGCGACAACAATTAATATTACAGGAACAAATTTTTCAGGAATACCAAGAGTAGAATTTATAAAATCAGATGGTTCAGTCACAACAGCTAACACAGTTAGTTTAACAAATGCTACAACTTTATCTGTTAATGTAACTTTAGCATTAGGAAACTACTATGTAAGAATAGAACTTGATGATGGTAATTCAGGAAGAAGTGCCAATGCAATTATTACAGCTTCAACAGCTCCAAGTTTTTCTACAAATGCTGGGTCATTAGGAACTATAGCTGGTAATTTTTCAGGAACTGTAGCAACTATTGCTGGATCATCAGACTCAACAATAGCTTTTTCTGAAACAACAAGTGTATTAACTAACGCATCACAAGCTAATTGTACTTTAAATTCATCTACAGGTGTGATAACAACAAGTGATTTCGGTGGTTCAAGTACAACACCAACAACTTATACTTTTACTATCAGAATAACAGATGCTGAAGGTCAAACAGCAGAAAGAGAATTTAGTTTAACAAGCTCATTCGGAGCAACAGGTGGAGGACAATTTAACTAATGGCTAGTACAAGATTAGAGAAAACATTTACAGCATCAAACAGGAAAACATTTACTATTTCTACTTGGATAAAAAGGTCAGGTTTAACAGCAAATAATTGTATTTATGGTGCTGGTACTAATGATTCAACTGATAGAGATTATTTAGTTTTTCTTGCTGACTCAGGTGAAGAAGATAAATTATATTTTAATGCAAAAGTAAGCAGTAGTGTAGTTGCTCAATTTTATACTAATAGAAGATTTAGAGATACCTCAGGTTGGTATCATATAGTTCTTGCTTTTGACACAACACAAGCAACTGATACAAATAGAATGAAACTTTATGTTAATGGCGAACAACAAACTTTTCAATCACAAACTTATCCAAGTCAAAACCAAGATATGAATACAAATAA